TATTCATTATTTTTAATAGTATACTCATTTAATGACTTATAATATTCTTCTTTAGTCAAATCACACCAATTTGGATTGTATGTATGATAATTCAATTTAATTTCCATAACAATATTAGATACTTCTCTTGAAATTTTTTTTGCATTTCTTTTATTAGCTATTGGTCTTTTATTTCTTAGAATAACCATTCCATTTTCATTAAAAGAAATGCCAAACCTTACCTTATACAACATATATACATAAATATCCTCTGGAGAAGGCAAAGGGGATTCTCCAAATGGATGGTTATGAAGTAATGAATGTAATCCCTTCTCCAATCCTTTTTTCTTAATCTTTTTAGGAATTTTGATATACTTTGAATTATTACTAGTAAATCTCCTTTTTACTTGCCCCGTAATAAAACGTGCAGCACCATATTCTTTATGTCTATTTGGAATGCGTTTACTTAAAGTGATTATTAATTCAGAAATTAATTCAGTATCTTTTCCGATTATATGTTTTTTTATTTTTCTTGTTAATTCTTCTTCATCAATTGGTAATTCCATTTGTTCTTTATTTGATTTAATTGATTTAGATGAATTTGAAGAAAGAACATTTTTTCGCCTCTTTTTTGAGCTTGTTTTGTATTCTTGCTATAGTTGAACTAACTCTTTCTTTTACTTTTGAACCAATGTTTTTCTTATTTGAAGTGTTGATACTATTATTCTGTGTTGATTTAGAATTACTTCTACTTGAAGAACCTTTTCTTCTTAGATTTGATGGTCTGTTATTAGTATATCTTAACCAGCATCTGCAGTTAGCTACATTTTCAGCACCACCATTCAAATCACCAGGATACATTAACTCAGCAGGATAAGAACCATAAATATCAAAGTATTCATCAATAGGAACAGAAGCAATAATCCTTGCACGATGCCATGGTCTAGTCTTACCATTACTACGGCCATTCATCCAAACCTTATAACTATAACCCTCATTTAATGCTTGAATAAAACTAATATTAGATTCATTAGTATGAATAGAATCTTTAACAATATTTTTTAATCTTGCCTTACCTGTATCAGCATACTTCTCACTTAAAATCTTCCTAATTTCACTGTCAGACAAATTCCTAATACTATTCTTCCTTAACTCTTCCTCAATCCTCAATTGCAATGATGAATTAATATTATTCAACCTATTATTGAAAAATCCTGAGAAAATTTCAGCATTGGATTTAACAGCATGATTAACAAACCTATCATCAATTCTATGAATTCTTTTTCTTTCATTAACCAAAGTATCATTAATAATCTTAGATGTTGTCTTCTCAATATTCTTAAGCTCACCTACATTACCAAACAATACATCATCAATAACATGATTAATAATTTTATCCTGTAAATTTTCAACTTGCTTAAAAGCCTGATTACGATTCTTATATTTGTAAGTGAGGTGAATATTATCCTTCACAACCATAACTTCACGAATCTTACGAATCCTAAGCAAATATTCTAATTGTTGTTTATTATTCAAAAAAAAGAACCCCCCCCACTCACTACACTTTGCATATTCTAATAATTCATGTCATTATCTAAATCATTAATCAAACTGTTTAACTTCCCTTCAGCATCAATTGGATCATCACCATACAAAACCTTATCCAAAGACTGATTATTCATAAACCTACAATTATAATACTCATCATCTTCACTCATTTTCAAATCAAAAGATTCACCAAAACGATTAACAAACTCCCCTAAAGTCACTGCACCATTTTGCAGTAATTTAATTCCACGATCCAATACTTTACCTTCCTCATCAAAATTAACAGGCAAATACTCAAGTTTATGTGTAAATATTCCAAATTCCTTTTGAATAATAGTATTATTAATCAAATTAGCCATCCTCTTTTGCAATGTAGCTACTGTAGATTTACTATAATTTTTAAGCAAAGTTTCAGTACGATTACTAGCAATACCTGTAGACTCAGAATCACCTAAACGTTCACGAGGCACACGATGAATACGACGAATACGATCACCAATACTACCTGACAATTCTAAAAAACTGCCTTCTTTTTTCTCATCAGCAATTTTAGTAACATTAACACTAACATTATTTTCTTCACTGGGAATAGTGAAAACTAAAGCAGTTCCAGGCTCATTGGACACTTCACGAAACTCATGTTCCAAATCCTCTTCAAAATCATCAAAAGTATAATCTTCTTTTTCCTCAACATTACCTGTAACAGTAATAATATAATTCGGAATACCATGTGCTTTAAAATGCCCTTGCTGATACTCAATAATAGCATTATCAGTTAAAATAGCATCCAACTCGGACAAATATTTCGGTCTACCATAAACAAGACTTTCATTACTTTTAAGATTAAACCAGATTAAATCATTTGCACGATTTTCATCTGTAATATTATCATCCCACAAACCAGTTTCACGATTCAATTGCTTAATATTGTCAGGATCATATAATTTGAAATAATTTTCTTTATGCCCTATCTTTTGTACAACACGTTTTTTATCACGACACATTCTCAAGTATAAACTGCTTACATGATTAACACTTTTCAACTCCCCTTTTTCCCTAAGTAGTTCTAATCCTGCAAAACCAAAAGCTTCTAAATCTTCTAGGAATGATTCTATTTCCTCATCAAAATTAAAATCATTTAAAAAATCATCTAATCCTTCAGGTATTTCTTCTCCTTCTTTAGAGATTATTTTTTTACCTGTGAAAATTGCATCTTCACATTTAACAGTAATACAAATATCATGCAAACCACTAATATCACGCAACTTATCTAATTGGAACGGGTCATAGGCGGGGTCAATTACTTCTGTACCATATGTTAATTCATCTTTACTCATTTCTTGAGATTTAATCTCATATTCATTTAAAACACTTTTAATCACTGAATCTCTTAAAAAGTTACTTTTAACTATTTTAACCATTATTAATTTCTCCTTCTACGATTTCTTTTTCTTAAAACTGTAGGTTTTGTTTGAGGATATAAACCTTCATGTAACAATGATACACTATCTACACGGTCATCATGTGTTGTTTCATCATCAGCTATTATTTTCTCTGATGGGAATTTCACAGCTTGTTTCATGAAATCTTTCAACCATTTACCACGAACAAATAATATCCGTCCATTATTCATTCCCCGTATAGTTCTACTTGCTCTTATTAATTTTGATTTAGGAACACGAATAAAAGTAGGATGATAGTCTTCGAATTCGTTTTCCCAGTATCTTTTAACTATTTTACCTGCAGCTGCAGGCTGATACTCAATCCAATTATCATACTCTGAATGTTCATCCATAATCCTTGTCATGTATTGTTCTAACTTACCTGGCTTTTTTTGTGTGCTTTTCTGATTATGCACTACACCTACTTTTCCTTGTAATACTGTTGAAAAACTACATGCTGTATAATCAGAAGTACTTTTTTCTGTTGCTGCAATATCCCATGTAATTACTTCTTGAAGAATATCCTTTTCAGTTAATAATTCATTAAACTCTTGTTTGCTAATTGTTGCTGCTTCAATTGTATCATAATCAAATACATCTCCAGCTCTTATTTCATAATCCCAATTACCAATCTGATACTGATAATCTGCTTTTGATAATTCACGTAAATTAGCTAAGTATTTTTCTTTGTCAATATATGGATTATGCCAGAAATTCATTTCAAAAAAAGGGTATGGTCCTTTAACAAATTTTTCATTTAAATATGTTGATCCATCTGCATCAGCAGGATTACTAATATAGTAAATTGCTAATGGGAAAGTCATTAACTTATCAGTTCCTCTGAGACTACGATTCAGGAATTGCAGGTTTACTTTTTCAAATTCTGAAGCTTCATCAACAATGATTTTATGATAAGCACGACTTTTGAATTTCTCTTTGTCTTTTTCCAGAAGCATATATGAATAATAAATTCTGGCATCATTTTCATGGTTAATGAAACATCTTTTACTTTGATTGTGTTCTATGTAATCGAATGGTTCTGTCCAATGGTCCAGGTAATCTACTATTCCTCCAGTTGCTATTACATTGTCATAAGTAGATCGTAGAATTAAGCAGCGGTAGTATGGTACTTCATAATGTTGTAGGGCTAATACTGCTCCAAGCATACTTTTACCAGAGTATGCTGAACCACCAATTAGTTTTCTTGTGTGGCGGTCTGCTATTGCATATAATTGTCTGTCATATGGGGTTACTGGAATGTATGGGTTTTCAAGTATTGTTCTTTTAATCAACTTTTTTTGTTGTTGATCTAAGTGTATTTTCTTGTAATCTACTCTCATAATTCATCAGTGAATTTTTCTAAATCATCGTTAATGGTTAGTAATTCTTCTAATTCTTTGTCTTTCATATGAATTACATTATCATTTTCTTTGGTGGATGTTTCAATACTTCCTTGTATTTGAGTATTATTATCTTTAATATCTGTAGGTTGACCATGAGCTAGTCTGAAATTCCTGTAGATTATTTCCGCAGATTTATTTAGATTTAGAAAACTATTTGCTCGTGTAGTTGGAGCATTCTCATTACTATTTTCTTTTAGTTCTTTTTGTATTTCTTTTAGCAATTCAAAATCATCATTGAAGAATTCTTGAAACTTAGCATTTCCTTGTTTGAATAATTCATAGTTCCACTCTCTTTCTTTTTGATCCATATGATTATCATATAATCGACATCTTTCAACCCAATTCCATCTTGAAGAGAGTGTTTTTAGTTGACTTAGTGAAGGTATGTTTTTTTCTTCAGTATGCTCCGATTTCTTCAACTTTATTATCTGTGGGAATGTTCTTTTGGAACCTAAATCTCTGTATTCTTTGAACAGTGAATAGCTTTTACTTGGTTCTCCTTTTTGTCTTTCCCATGCTTCAGTCATAATCCCCCCATCCTTATATTTTTTTT